TTCAGCCGACAGACGGCCTGAATAAGGGCAAGATTAAGGAGATGTACGTTTTGCCATCCAACTATGTTGAAATAGTTGCAGGTAGTTTATTTGAGCCTGTGCGAGGTTATAAATTGATTATTGGAGATCAGAACATCGAGATTCCAGCGGATCAGGTGTTGCACATTAAGACTACTAATCTGACGTGGGATTTGAATGGGGCACAGCTGAGAGGTATGCCTCCGCTGTTGGCAGGTTTAACGACATTACAGGCGAATAACGAAGCGACAGAGGCGAAGCAGA